TCTTCTTCATCATCGACTTCTAAGTCGTCACCAGGTAAATCAGTCATTAACATTTCCTCATCACCCAAGTCTAACTCTTCGTCGTTATCAGATTCCATGTCTCCACCCATATCAAGACCTAAGTCTTCAAGGGCATCTTCCATGTCGTCTTCTGCATCATCAACTTCAACATCTTCAACGTCAATCTCTTCCTGTTCGGACATTTCAACGTTTTCTTCAGTCTCCATTTCAGACACTTCTTCAACCTCTTCTTCACTGAGAGATTCTTTTACTAATTCACTGATTTCTTCCTTCATAGTAGAAGCAAGTATTCCTTTTGCATTATTAGTTATGGCTTCTTGTAGATTTTCCATCTGCAATAAAGCTTCTTCAACTAGGTTTTTTTTGTCTGCCATATTATTTTTTTGCAAAAAAGTTTATTATAGTTATCATATAAATATGTTAAATATGAAAAAAGTGTTTTTTTAATAACTTTAAGCAAAAAAAAATCGGGAATTACCCCGATTTAAAAAAGTTTTTTTAAATTAAATTACTCGTAAACCTCATCGATTTTACTTTCAACACAAGCAGTGATTCTCCAATCATAAACAAAATCTTTAAAGTTTGTGGTAACTTTTGCTTCAACATCAGTTACGTTATAACCTTTTACGAGTTTCTCTTCTCTGATTTTTTTAATTTTACCTGAGTTTTCATCGGGTAGGTCATACTGAACTTTTGCTACAAAAAATTTTTCCTCCATGGTTTTTTATTTAAACGGTTTAATAACCTAAATAATCGGAAAGTCTTTTCATTAAGTCAACACTTTTACCTAATCCACCATCAATCTTTGGTTCTTGAGCCCTTAACTGAGTCTCTTCTTCTAAACTTTCTTCATATTTACCCTTGTCATTTTTATCTAAGAATAGATACGCACCAGGTGTGGATGGTGATGAAACTAAATCAAAACAGATTAATTCGAAATCATCCTGTACTTCATTTCTTTCCCCTTTCTTAACTAAGGAGCCAACACCGCGAGAAGAAACTCCCATAGTTACCCCTTGTCTCATTAGGTTAGCCGCTTGGTCACCAGGACACGATACAATACCCTTTTCATGAAAACCTGGTGAGGTTAATAACTTAATCTTACCCATAAGAGTATTACCTTCCCACCAAACATCAGTTATAAGGTGAGAAACGCGGTCTAAATCAATTAAAGACGATTCGGGGTGGTTAAGTTCTGAAATAGATAAACCTTTTTCAATTGCGGTTTTGTAAACATCGGCTTCCCTACGTAAAATCTTTTCGGGATATACTCTACCGTTTCTGTTTGGGGTATCAAACTTTTGTAATGTTGCGTAGAACTCAAAAGGTTTTGAATGGTCTAATTGACCGTAAGATTCCTTAATAACTTCAGCGTTACGACTATCGTTAGGATTTACACTCCCCGCATCCCACTCTACTAAAATTCCCTTACCTGAATCGTTTGGTCCTAAAATCTTCATGTTTTTTCTTTATAAATATGTCAGACCACTTCTTTTGTCGTTTTACTCTTGTGTATTTCGAAATATCTCATACCTCGTAAACAATCTATATATACCGATTGTATCACTTTTTTAATATTGTTTTTAAGTAAGGGGGACTTAAAATCTAAGTGATTTTTAAGAAATAAGGTAATTTCTAAGTTCATAAAACTTCTTTTACCCCTTTGTATTCCACTACTTCTTAAATCTAAATCTACTATATTATGTTTTTCGAAAACTTCGGTATTTAAAACTTCTAATAAGACGTGTTTAATATTACGCTCCATAGTTCCTGTCGCTCTATCCCAGTTCTCAAACTCTTTTATGGGTTCTACCCATGATTGTAAAACAATATAAACTGTTTTTAAATTTTTGGCATCTACTGTACCATAATGACATTTTGCGTCATTGAATATTTTTAGTTGTGACGTTTTTCCTTTTTTCATATAAATCCATACTTACAAAGTTTATTGATTTGTATTAAATATACTATATTTGTAGTTATATGTCAAAAACATATATTTATAGATAAACAAATTTATATATGCTAATTATTAAGGTGAAAAATAAGAATATAGAGTCGGCTCTTAAAAACTACAAATATAAAGTTTATAAGACTAAGCAACTTCAGAACCTTAATAAAAATAAGGAGTATATAAAAGATTCAGTGAAAAGAAGAGAGGAGAAAAAGAAAGCGATTTACGTAAACAAAAAGAAAAACGACCTTTAAGAGTTACTGCGTCATTCACAGTCGAATTAGACCACTTTAAATATTTTCTGTCTGACATTATTCCTCTACTCCTTTAGTTCTTGAAAATTTTTCGAGTGTGGTGAAACCTAGGCCCGCACCAACAATATACATCATACCATCCCAAACGTATTTTTGTAACGGTATATCCATAAAGATGTTGGATACAAATGCAATACACATCATTACAAAGGCAATTAACGTAATAAATCTTTTAGATGATTTTTGTCCATCTACATCACCAAGGAGGGAATTGAAAAACTTTCTTATCATAGTCCTTTCTCTAGCTGCTTTAATTTGTACAGTGAGGTAAGGGTATAATCAGTTTCGTTTATTTTATTTAAAGTTTTTTGAATTTTTTCTTTAAGTTCTTCATCGTTAGACTCATTTAAGTTATTACTTAATTTGTTAGAAACAGATGTTTTAGTCTTATTAATTTCTTCAGATAGTTCTGTTTTATTAAGTGATGTAAAAAATTTAAATTCTTTTTTCTCTTCCTCATTAAGTGAAGAAAACTCTTTATTAAATGTTTTAGTTGCAATCTGTAACATAGAAGAAATCGGTATCTTCAAACTTGATTCGTTAATTTCAACGACATCAGTGTTTAATAAGTTTTTCTTAATTCTATTTTTAGACTCTAACATCGATTCTAAGTTTTTAGTTACATTTTTACTGTAAACTTGAATGTCAATATCGTTATAATCATTACTATTTTCAATAACTAATTGGTCAATCCACTGACTAATCTTATTAATCTCATTCTGATTACCGTCGATTAAATTTCTTAATTGTTCGAATGACTCAGAAATGTAATCGTCCACAATATCCTCATTTAGGTTTTTTTTAGATGATAATTCATCATATATAAAATATACCTCACATAAATCATTATTTTCAAGTATCATAGATTTAAATGATTTAATATGATTTTTGAAATCAGGCTTTCCGTAAGTAGATTCTAATAACTTTTCAATCTTAGTTTTAATAATTCCGAATAATGTCATGACATTTTTTTATATAAATATCATGTAAGTAGTATTATTCACATTTTAGTCGTTCAGAAGGGCGTTCAGTTCCTTTTCTATTTCACCTAAAGACTCCCTACCTTTAGATAAATCTAATATACTTTTACCTTTAATCAGGTCGTCCTCAACTAGTAAGTCTAAATCTTTATTTCTTACTAATCTCTCAGATGGAGTTTCTTCGGGTGAAGTATCTCCACCTGAATCTCCTCCTAAATCACCACCTAAATCACCACCTAAATCACCACCTAAATCACCACCTAAGTCTAATCCACCACCTGATGAAGGACTTCCTAAGTCACCCACACCTGAGTCTGTTGTTTCATCACCTATAGGGTCACCACCTTCACCTGGTTTGTTACCATATAATTTATCTATATTAGCAAATACACCAGTCTTACTTATTATCTCCGAAGTTTTTTCTAACTCACCTGCAACTGCTTTTTCAATTCTTTGTTGTTGTAAGTCTAACTTAATTTCCTCGTCACTAAATCCAAGTATATGTTTTTTAGCCCAAGATGAAGAAACTGGTGATATACCATTACCTGGGTCTGAAACCGCATCTCTATATAACTGAATCTTCTGTTGCCACTGCTCAACCTTAAGCAATTCTGCCTGTGTCGAGGGGTTAGTAAGTCCTAAAGTAAAGTTACCTAACTCATCTTCAAAACCTAAAAGATATAAATGTATTATTGCAATTTTATTCAATTCTTGAATCATTGATTTTTGAATCCTGTTAATTGTTCTAGCAAATCTTATATCTTGTAATGATAAGTTTTTACCATCACCAACAACTTCTTCAAAACCTAAGAAAGCTTTAGGGACTCTTAAAGATGTTAATAATTTTTTCTGTATATACTCAATATCTGCAATCTCAGACAGGTTCTGAGCACCTGGTAAGGTATCTATTGGATTAGGTGCATTAGGGTCCCTAACGGGAATAAAATAATCTTGGTCTACCGCCATTTGATTATACCTTAAGTCAACATTACCGTTCGTTGAATCAACTACTTGGTCTCTCTTAAACTTATTCGCAACTCGGTTTACGTATGGTTCGACATCTTTATCATCCATGTTTCCGACAAATACTTTAAATACTCTTCTCTCAGGTGCTCTTGAAGTTCTATATATTAACATAGCATCTTCTGATAGTATCAATTGTTTCCAAATACGTCTACCTTTTTCCAACATAGAAGTACCATATGGAAGTTTTCTGTCATCACCTAATAATCTAAAGTGAGCAACTTCCCATGTATTAAATTCCATGTCCTTGTTTTGCCATATGAACTTTAACGCATCGTTTTCAGTACTTGTCGAGTTTCTCTCCGGCTTCATTTTCATACCCCTCTCTTGTCTAGTAATTTCAATGTTAGGTAATTGTTGAGCGCCCATAATACCTTTTTCAGGGTCTAATTTTAAATACACAAAGTTATCACCATATTTACATGTGTTTCTTGTCCACATAGGTAAGTTGGTATTGATGTCTAATCTGTTGTTAAATAAGTCACCTAAAACAGATTTGATTCTTTTACTCTCAGAATATATCTGTAACATATAACCATCCTCATCAGGTGTAGTGGACTCTTCTGCGTATATATCTAAGGCTGCGGATATCTCAGGAGTGTATTCCATACTCTCGTAGTCATAAAAAGACGCTAAACGAGTCGGTTCATAATAAACCGCTTGGGTATACAGATTATTTTCAATCTTTTGCCATTGCTGACCTAAGTATAATGTTTGTTGTGCTTGTAACTTCTCTCTTTCATACTCTTGTTTGTTGTCGGTCTTGAGTATTTCTTTCTTATCGAAGTTATAAACAGGGGTTTGTTGGTCTAGAGTTGAGTCAGGACCAAAAACTTTGGTGAGTCTTTGCCAAATTGTAAAGTCGTTGTTTTTCGCCATAGTTTTTTAGATAAATATAAACTTTACTCAAATTAATTAAAGGTTATCTCCTTCTCCCACCAAATAACCAATTATATTGTTCATAATCTTGTCTTGTTATTCCGTTAGGTCTGTGATGATTGTTGTTGTTTGGCATAACCGGTATTCCAGGATTGAATTCTTTTGAACTATTTTTTACAGGTGTCTCATTAACCATCCAACTTTCCATCATTGCCTTAGTTTGTTCGGTGACTTTTTCCAGTTTTGTGAATGAGTTATCCCCTACATATATCGCCATAGCCATTGCCATTATTAAATCGTCGTGTTGACCTTTTATGTGGTCAGGTCTCCCATTAATATAAACAAAAGTATTTAATTCATTAATCAAACGAGATGACCTTACAATAAAATTATGTCTCAATGATTCTTCAAAAGACGCAACTATTTGTACTCTTTTTGAATTAAAATTTAAACCTGGAATTTTATCCACTGTGTTAGGATTGTATTTCCATTTATCTGCAGTGTTTGTACCCTCAACATATAAGTCTTTATAGTTCATCTCCTGAAGTTTACGTGAGGTGGATACCCCCATACCTCCAGTAATGTCAATAACAATAAAGGCGGAGTACATAGTAGCCCATTTATATGCGACTTCAGCGGCTACATCAGGTGGTACCTTACCTAAGTACTCTAACACCTGTTCTCGTTCATCAAAATCGATAATACAAAATGTTGTGAAGTCTTCACTATCTCCACGAGAAACATCAATACCCATAATATATTTGTGTCCAACAACGGGTTCCTTCCATTGCCATAATGCACCTCCCATAAATTTATTTTCCGGCTCACGAATAAAATTCTCCTTAATTTTTTCTATCGTATCGTTTGGTATTACATTGTCACCTGAACCTAAGAAGTTACACTCCAATTCTTGTGCAATCTTACGCCTATCAAACTTAAGTTTCTTTGCCATACCCTCAAACCAAGAAGAATATGGTTTATAACCATCTAAGAAATGTTTTTTAATTTCTTCAAAATCCCTTTCCATAGGGTCTACAGATGTGTAATCAATTGTAATTTCTTCATCCTTATAGTCCTCCCTATTTAACATATAATGGACAATATCATTACATTTAATAAGTTTTAAATCTTTAGCATATCTAGGGTCACGATACCAAAACATTTCAGTAATCTTGAAGTCATTCATCCCCCTTAAACACTGGTCGTAAATAGAGTAATATATACGGTCAAATCCGTTAGGGGTTGATATAACAATTACCTTACCTCCTGTAGAAAGTGATGCCATACACGCTGACCAAAAGTCATTATCGGCCTCAATAAATGCAGCTTCGTCAAATACGAGTATTGTTGGTGTATAACCTCTAAGAGCGTCTTTAGAAGTCGCAACTGATTTAACTTCACATCCGTTAGTTAATTTATAATGTCTTTGAGAGTTCTTCTCGACTGAGAATTTAACTCCAAACCAACTTGGCCATTGTTCTATAAATGAACGTATCTTACTCGCCATCTCAACAGAAGTGTCAAGCTTGTTTGCGATTATCAGAATCTTTTCTGGTTTTGATTTGGACGCCGTAACTAATTTTTTTGACACCCATGCAGATGTTACTGTTGAGACACCGGCCTGTCTATATTTTAGGGCAATATTTTCTTCGTGAGTGTCGTAATCTTTAATTAAACTCTCTTGGTCGGGAAATAACCTTAAAGGAACATACTTTGATTGTGTATTGTCGTAGGTTTGTAGATATGTCCTTAACGCATACGAGGTGTCTTTTACACACCTCGCATACTCTAATAATACTTTTTCT